AAGAGACCCTGCTGCGTGAGCTGGCTGAAGGCGATGTGTTGGGCGATAACTTTGATGTAGACGAAGAACTGGAGGCCACATCCAATGCGGGGCTTGATCTACCGTCTTCTGGACAAACTGACAGACTGGTTAGTGGATCTGATGATCTGGATGGAGCCGAAGAAACCCAGACAGCAGGAACTTGATTACACCGTTTGCGAGCTGCCTGATGAGGTGTTAGCTGTCATTCGCCTGACATGGTACAAAGACGGCCGGGCTGATGAAGTGGACGAGTTGCGGATCATGGAAGACGGCCAGAACGGCTATGACGCCTTTGCTGCGGCAGTGCAAGGTGCATTGACACGTGGCGCCAATGTAAGCATTAGGTCTGGATACGCGCCGCAGCAATTAGGTATCATATAAAAAAAGAGTTATTACCATGGCTGTCCGCAATCAAGCTCGTGACTCTCGTGGTCGCTTTGCCAGTAGGGGTACTGGTGGAGTAATTAGCCGTCCAAAACAGCCAAAACCTCAGCCAAAAGGCGGCAGCATGACACGTGCATTGCGTCGCGGTCAGCGTGATTTATACAAGGCAGAGCAAATGCGCGTGCAATCACTAGGAGGCAATGTTGCGGGTATGCGCATTATTCGTCGCGACATCAAGAAAGGAGCAAGCGCAAAAGCTGCAGCGCCCAGCACGACACGCCAAGGATCCGGCAAGGTATCGGATGCATTGCGTGGTACGTTGCGTCAGCTTGCTCAATCTGATGCAAGATACTTTCGTGAACTTAACAACATTGTTGGTCAGCCAGCAAGTGCAGCACGTCGTGTTGCGGGTGCTCGCAAGCCATCGCAAAAGCGTCTTAAAGGCGCATGAGCACACCAGAAGCGCTATACCGCAACGCAATTGACCTGAACCGCTACAGCAACAGCGTTGCGCGGCGCATCATTAATGCCTATAACGACATCATCATTGACGCTGTCAACCAACTGCGCACCATTGATGAGTTAGCAGCACCGGTCAAGGCGGCACGATTGCGGGCGATCCTGGCGCAACTGAAGGACAGCCTCGGCACCTGGGCAGGTGATGCGACCGAGCTAACGGCGACCGAGCTGCAAGGCATCGCGCAGTTGCAGTCTGAGTTCGTCACCGACCAGTTGCGCCGTGCGTTGCCTGCTGGTGCTCGAGATGCGGTGCGCACGGTTGAGATCAGCCCGCAGTTTGCGCAGAGCGTGGTCACCACCGATCCGACGCAGCTCAATGTGGTCGCGCTGTCGGATGACCTGTTCAAGTCGGTTTATGGCGCGGATGCCTTGGCGCAGCAGGCTGGCACTGGCACGTTCAGCCTCACCGCGGCCAAGGGCGCAACGATCACGCTGCCCAATGGCGAGGTCATTAGCAAAGCGTTCAGGGGCATCGCTGTAGACCAGGCTGAGCGGTTCTCGCAGGTGGTCCGGCAGGGGCTGCTGACCGGTGAGCCAACGCCAGCCATTGCTAAGCGGCTGATCGGCAGCCTGCAGTTTGGCGAGGAAGCAAAGACCGTCAAGCAGCTCATTGCTGCAGGCGGGCAGGCAACAGCAGTGGCCGACAATCAGGTCATTGCCTTGGTGCGCACCAGCATCAACCAAGTAGCCAATACCGCCAGCCAGCAGGTCTACGAGGCAAATCAGGACATCACACCGCGTTATCGGTACGTCGCCACGCTTGACACACGCACCAGCGCGATCTGCCGGGCGCTTGATGGCCGCGAGTTTGAGTACGGCAAAGGACCGATGCCGCCGCAGCACTTCAACTGCCGCTCAACCACGGTGCCGGTCATTGACTACAAAGCCTTAGGGTTCACGCCACCGCCAGCAGGCACCCGCGCCAGCGCTGATGGGCAGGTGCCAGTTAACGAGTCCTACGGCCAGTGGCTGGCCAAGCAGCCGCTGCCGGTCAAGGCAAAGGCACTTGGCGCCAACAAGGTTGCCTACTTCGACAAGCTGTCGGCCAAGTACGGACCAAAAGACGCCATCGCCAAGCTGGTCCGCGACGATGGGTCAGAGCTAACCTTGGATCAGTTGCGGGCTCGATACGGTGCCGTTAAAGAAAGGTAGCTCACAAAAGACCATCTCAGCCAACATCAAAGCTGAGATGAAGGCCGGCAAGCCGCAAAAGCAAGCCGTCGCCATCGCACTGTCCAAAGCCGGCAAATCCCGTAGACCCAAAGGTAAAAAGTGATGGCAAAGAAACCTGGCCTCTATGCCAACATCCACGCCAAGCGCGAACGCATCGAGCATGGCAGTAAAGAGCGCATGGCACGCAAAGGTGAAGAGGGCAGACCATCTGCAGCAGCATTCAAGGCTGCGGCAAAGACTGCCAAAAAGCGTAAGTCAAAGAAATGATCACCTATCGCGGCGAGCAGTTTGAGGGTTACAACAAACCCAAGCGGACGCCAACACACCCGACCAAATCGCATGCGGTGCTTGCGAAGGAGGGCGAGACCGTCAAGCTGATTAGGTTCGGTCAGCAGGGCGCATCTGGCTCGCCACCACGAAAAGGAGAATCAGCAGCAGCCAAAGCCAGAAGGGCATCGTTCAAGGCGCGTCATTCTGACAATATTGCTCGCGGGAAGATGTCCCCAGCATTCTGGGCGGACAAGGTGAAGTGGTAGCCGCTTCCTGCTGGTGAATCCAGTCCTTTAGCTCAGTGATGTACTGCCGCAGGCCTTGCGCTTTGGCTGCATGCCAGCCATTGCCGGTGCTGCGGTACAAGTGCTCATGGCGATCGACTGCATTAAGGCACTGCTTGATTAGCGGATTCCAAGGCTCACGGACTGGCGTGTCCCATTCACGCTTTGACACGATCACCAGGCGCCATTACGATGGCAGCGTAATTAAGCCTGCGGCTTATCCATGTCCGATGAAACACAAACCCAGGAGCCTGCGGCTACCGGGGGTGACAATAATGAAGCGCTGCAACGCAGTGTGGAGGCGCTTGAGCGCAAAAATAAAGAGCTGATTGCTGAATTGCGCGCTGCTAAAAAGGCGCCAGCATTGCCTGATGGGGTTGACGTCAATGAGCTATTGGAGTTCAAACGCAACCACGAACAGCAGCAGCTTGAATCGCAAGGTAAGTATCAAGAGGCGCGACAGGCTCTGGAGCAGCAGTTCCGTGAGGCGACGACGGAAAAGGACCAGCGCATCGCAACGCTCGAGGCACGAGTCCGAGAGCTGGAGCTGGTCACGCCAGCAGTGACGGCATTGGCCGACATCGTGCATGATCCTGACCTGGTGCTCAAGACCAAACTCAGCGCTGATCAGATCGAACGCGATGCTGATGGCACTGTGGTGGTGGTTGATGGCTACCAGCGCACACCAGTTAGCGAGTGGGCAAAGACCCTGCCGGCATGGATGCAGAAACAACCCAAGCCGCAAGGCAGTGGTGCGCCATCAGCAGGCGCCAGCACTGGCGGCATCCCGGCAGGCATGACAAACCCATTCAGCCGTGACAGCTTCAACCTGACAGAACAGGCGCGACTGTTCCGCACAGATCGCGACTTGTATGAAAGACTGAAAGCAACGGCCAACCGTTAAGCTATTGCCAACCGGCTGCGCTGGTGCTTTGGGCTGCGCCCACACCGTAAACCATTCCCCCGAGATGAATCATGGCGACTCTTCGCTCTGACATCATCATCCCAGAGGTTTTTACGCCTTACGTCATTGAGCAAACCACGCAGCGTGATGCCTTCCTGGCTAGCGGTGTGGTCCAGCCGATGGCTGAGCTGAATGCAACTGAGGGTGGTGACTTTATCAACGTCCCTTTCTGGAAAGCAAACCTTTCCGGTGACTTCGAGGTGCTGACCGACAGCAGCTCGCTGACCCCCGGCAAGATCACTGCTGACAAGCAAGTCGGTGTCATCCTGCACCGTGGCCGTGCCTTTGAGGCTCGTGACTTGGCAGCCCTGGCTGCTGGTGCCGATCCCATGGCCGCCATCGGCGCCAAGATCGCTGACTACGTTGCCAACCAACGCCAAAAGGACCTGCTGTCCTGTCTGGCCGGTGTGTTCGGTGCCCTGGGCAACAACGCGACTGCTCCCTTTGTGGACCTGTCGATCGACGGCCTGACCGCTGACACCCCGACTGTTCTGAGCCCCCGTCACGTTGCCGAAGCCCGCAGCCTGCTGGGCGATCAAGGCGACAAGCTGACCGCCATCTGCATGCACTCCAAGGTCTACTACGACCTGGTTGAGCGTCGTGCCATCGATTACGTCAGCACTGCTGAGGCTCGCGGCACCACCACCACCCAGTCGGGCGGTTCGATGGCTGCCGCATTTGGCGGTGACGTGAGTGTGCCGACCTTCATGGGTCTGCGCGTGATCGTGTCTGACGATGTGCAGACCGACGGCAGCGGCTCGACCACCGAGTACGCCACCTACTTCTTCACCCAGGGTGCTGTTGCCTCCGGCGAACAGCTCGCAATGCAGACCGAAACCGATCGTGACATCCTCGCCAAGAGCGATGCCATGTCGATCGACCTGCACTACTGCTATCACCCTGTTGGTGCTAAGTGGGGCGTCACCACGGTCAACCCGACCCGCGCTCAACTGGAGACCATCACAAACTGGTCGAAGGTGTACGAGACCAAGAACATTGGTATCGTCCGCGCCACCAACACCTCTAACTTTGATTGAGGTAACTAACCATGGCTCAACCTTCCCAGTTTGAACTGTCCAACGAGCAGTACATCGTTGCTGACCACTACATCGCCTCCTCGGTGGCTGATGTGCAGTTCTTTACCGCTCCGGTGAAGTGCCAAGTGGTCAGCATCCGCGAAGTGCATGCCACCGCCGGCAACGATGCCTCGGCTGTTACTGGCACGATTCGTCGTTGCCAAGGCACTGAAGCCGCCACTGCTGGCGATGACCTGCTCGGCACCACCAAAATCAACTTCAAGGGCACTGCTCTGACTGAGCAGAAGTTCGATGCTGCTGATTCTGGTGAATTGACCAGCACCACTGCCGATCTGACCCTGGAGGCTGGCGATCGCCTGTCTCTCGATGTCACCGGCACCACCACCACCCTGGCTGGTGTGATCATCTCCGTGCTGCTCAAGCGCGTCTGATGGGGCTGTTCGCTTTCCGGCGACTGCGTGAAAAGGAGG